TCAGGAAGCTTTGGATGCCATGAGCCAGATTTTGCAGACCAACCCGCAGCTTTGGTCGGTTGCTGGCGATCTGTTCATCAAGAACATGGATTGGCCAGGCGCTCAGGAGATGGCCGAGCGGTTTAAGAAAATTCTTGATCCGAAGGTTTTGTCGGAAGGCGACCAGTCGCCCGAGATGGCCGCTGCTGCACAGCAGATGGAAGCCATGACGCAGGAGATGAACCGCATGACGGACATCATCCAGAACGTGCAGGACAGCGTCGCCCAGCGCGAGGTGGACATCAAGGAGTACAAGGCTCAGGTAGACGCCTACGACGCCGAGACGAAGCGTATCAGCGCCGTGCAGAACAGTATGTCGCCCGAGCAAATCCAAGATATTGTCATGGGAACCATTGCCGCGGCTATGGACACTGGCGATCTGATTGGAGGCGCACCTGAGATGCGCGAAATGCCCAACATGGAACAGCCTGAACCCGCAGAAATGCCCGAAATGGGGGCTATGGAGCCTCAAATGCCCGAAATGGCACCTGAACAACCCCCCGAAGGAATGATGTAATGGCTGGCTGCGCCGATTTTGTAGGTATGCTGTTTCTGGCGCGGGATGTAGCCCATTCTGCGCACTTGAACACACGCAGCTACGCCAAACACATCGCTCTGAACGAGTTTTACGACGGTGTTATCGATTTGGCGGACAAGTTTGCGGAAGCCTATCAAGGCAAATACGGCTTGATTGGCCCTATCTCGCTCATGTCAGCCAAAAAGACCAACAACGTGGTCGAGTTTTTGGAAGGCCAAGTAGACGACCTTGACGAAATGCGCTACAAGGTTGTCGATAAGGATTGTACCCCGATCCAGAACATCATCGACGAGATTTTTGGGTTGTATTATTCAACGCTCTACAAACTGAAATTCTTGGCGTAAGGACTATTAAATGGCGGTCACGGTAAACCATTCGACGGCGGCAGATGGCACTTTTACCGCTACAGGTGCGGTTGCCTGGGACGCTAACCATACACTAGCCGGTACGCTTGAGGTAAGCAACGGTGGCACCGGGATAACTTCGTTTGGCACAGGCGTAGCTACATTTCTCGGCACACCGTCATCCGCAAACCTAGCTGCTGCTGTTACGGATGAGACTGGCACAGGGGCGTTGGTGTTTGCCACAAGCCCTGCCCTAGTAACTCCGGTTCTTGGCGCCCCAACGTCAGGGACGTTGAGCAACTGCACAGTCGATGGCACAACCTCTGTTGGTTTTAGAACCATCCCACAGAACAGCCAGAGTGCAAATTACACACTGGTTTTAGATGATTCCGGCAAACACATTTTTCATCCGGTGGCAGACAACAATGCCAGAACATTCACAATCCCTGCCAACGGCAGCGTTGCCTTTCCTGTTGGTACGGCAATTACGTTTATCAATATGGCGGTGGCAAACGTCACGATTGCCATCACGACAGATACACTAACCTTGTCCTCCGCAGGCACCTCCGGTTCACGCACCTTGGCCACAAACGGGTCGGCTACGTGCATTAAGATCACGTCTACTCAATGGTTGATTTCAGGGAGTGGTTTGACATGAGCGGCGCACTACAAGCCGTATACATGAACCAGCGGTCATTTGGACCAACTCAACAGTTTATTGCTGTAGCGCACGACGCATCCCCCTACGTCACTGCCTACCCATGGAGCGGTAGCGGTTTTGGCACTAAGTTTGCTAATCCGGCCACGCTGCCAACTGGAAGTGGCAATGACGTAACCTTTACCTCTGCAGGGGACGCTATTGCCGTAGCGCACAGCACGACCCCGTTCATCTCTACCTACCCATGGAGCGGCAGCGGCTTTGGCGCTAAGATTACTAATCCAGCTACGCTACCGACCGGCGCTGGCATAGACGTAGCCTTTACCTCCGCGGGCGACGCTATCGCCGTAGGGCATCTAAACTCGCCTCGTATTAGTACCTATCCGTGGAGCGGTAGTGGCTTTGGTACTAAGTTTGCTAACCCCGCTACGTTGCCGGGCGGTACTGTTTACAGCGTAGCCTTTACTACGGCAGGCAATGCCATTGCGGCATCGCACGACGTTTCCCCATTTATCTCAGTTTATCCATGGAGCGGAAGTGGGTTTGGCACGAAGTTTGCCAACCCAGCTACGCTACCGAACGGCGCTGGCGCTGTAGCATTTACTACAGCAGACGATGCCATTGCCGCGGCGCAACTTAACTCACCTTACATTGGTGTTTATCCATGGAGCGGCAGCGGTTTTGGTACAAAGTTTGCTAATCCGGCCACGCTACCGACCGGCGCTGGCAATACCGTAACCTTTACCTCCGCAGGCAATGCCATTGCCGTTGCACATTTAAACTCGCCTCGTATTATTGCCTATCCGTGGAGCGGTAGCGGTTTTGGCACTAAGTTTGCTAATCCGGCCACGCTGCCAACTGGAGATGGCTACGGCGTGGCATTTACCTCCGCAGGGGACGCTATCGCCGTAGCGCACGACACGACCCCGTTCATCACCGCCTATCCGTGGAGCGGCAGTGGTTTCGGGACTAAGTTTACCAATCCGGCTACGTTGCCAACCGGCGCTGGCTACGGCGTGGCCTTCGGCGCAATTTAGGGGACACAACACATGACCACTATCAACGAGGAACGCATCAAGATCATCACCGACGCCTACGAGCAGCGTAAGCGCGAAGTGATGCACCACCAGATCAACATCGACAATTACCAGTTGGCGCTGGTTGAGATTGCCGAGAACTACGCCGATAACCCTGCTATGGCCGAGTTTGCCAACCGCCTGCACGAACTGCTGGGTAGCTCGCTTGTTGAGCAGGCAAAAGAAATCATCATGCGTGATGTTATGGCCAAGCAACTGGAGGCTAACTGATGTTCTACTACCTAAATCCCCCCGGCGGTTTGGCAGTGTATCCCTACACCCTGACCGATCTGCGCCTTGCTAACCCTGGCGCTGGGTTTCCTGTAGACATCACCGACGCCGTTGCGGCGGAGTATCACTGCTTCCCGGTGCAGCCGACCACTCCGGACAACGCCCCGACTGGCAAGAAGAACGTGCGCGCCGCGCCTGAACTAGTAAATGGTGCATGGTCTGAACGCTGGGCGCTGGCCGACCTTACCGCCGATGAAACCGCCGCACAGTGGGCTGCCGTGCGTGCCGAGCGCAACGGCAAGCTGGCCGATTGCGACTGGACACAGCTTTCTGACGCCCCAGTGGACGACCTTCAGTGGGCCGTTTACCGCCAAGCCTTGCGCGACGTGCCAAATAGCCAGAGCGACCCATTCAACGTTGTTTGGCCGTCAACCCCCGCATGATCGCGCTAGGATAAACACATGAGAAACCAAATTAAAACAACGCGCAAAACGAGTTTGTAGGTCATGGGGCCTTTTTTTAATGGAACTTTCTTTTCTGGCGGGTTTTTTGGGGCTATAGTATCCTCTGCACAAGACCTGTTTGTTAAAATTCGCTCATTTACCGAGCGCAGGAGATTTTGATGGCTATAAATCTTAAAGCAATCACAAGCTGCATGGGCTACCAGCAGATTTCAACTCTTAGTTCTGCTCAGAGTTTGACCGTACCAGAAACCAACCCGGTTACGGGCTTGAAAGTCATGCCTACCATTGCGCTTATTACGCCCGAAACCAACGGCGTTAGGTGGCGCGATGACGGCGTAGCGCCCACGGCTTCCGTGGGTATGCCTCTTGCTGCTGGCGTTTCGCTTCAGTATGATGGCGATCTCAAAAATATTAAGTTTATCGAGCAAACTGCATCGGCTAAAATCAACATCAGCTACTACGTTTAAAGGCCCGCGTGTAAGCGTTTCAGAATAAAGTTGCGGTAATTAACGCATAAGGACGCGATATGGTTTCTCTTTCCCCCCTTGCTGGCGCTGGCTGGCAAATTTTTAACAATAACGGCGTTCCGCTTGCGGGGGGTAAGCTGTATACCTATGCGGCAGGAACCACCACGCCAACCACAACTTACACCAGTAGTGATGGGTCTATACCCAACGCAAATCCTATTATCCTAGACAGCGCGGGGCGCGTTAGTGAACAAGTTTGGCTAGATTCAACTGCCAGCTACAAATTTACGCTTGCCACATCGTTAGACGTTACGCTGTGGACTAAGGATAATATCAGCGGGATCGTGACGTTTGCCGATCTAGCTAACTATGTCACGATCATTGAGTTGGATGACCTTACCGTCAATAGCATCGCGGAACTGCGCACGGTTCCTATTGCCGATCTTGTGCAAGTGACCGGATATTATACGCCTGGCGACGGCGGCGGCGGTGCATTTTGCTGGGACGCTGCTTCAACTGCGGCTGATGACGGCGGCATCTACATTTTGCCAACAGGCCATGTTGGTGCTGGACGGTGGAAGCGTCTTATTGACGGGCTGGTAAGTATTTTGGCCTTTGGAGCCAAGCGCGACGGCGTGACCGACAATACGGCAATTTATGTCACGGCGTTGGCCGCTGAAGTGCCGCTTCTGTTTCCTTCGGGAACGTACATAGGCAATATGGTCATTAAGCGTGACTTTGCGCAGATCGAGGGTGAGCAATATCGCGATACCATTTTGTCGCCGCAGACAGCCGCAAACCCTGTTATTTTGATTGATGGGGATGCAACTGGCTATGGCCGTCCGTTGCAAAAAACATATTTGACTAACTTCTCTATTGTTGGAAGTGCTAACGCTGGCGACGGCATTAAAATCAACGGAACATCAAACACTAACGGTTGCGACTATATGAACTGGTCGCAACTTTTTATCTTTGATTGCCGTTACGGTATCAATATTGCGGGCCGTTCAATTTGGAACAGGTTTGATGACATTGAATGTTATGGTAATATAGATGGTTTTCATGCTGAGACAGATCAAGCGTGTAATGCTTGGTCTGTAACTGCATTGCGCACAGAATCAAATAAACGTCACGGTGTGTTCATAAAAAGCATTGATACACTTTTTGGTGGATTTTTTGCTTTTTCGTTTGATATGTTGGAGAGCGGTTTCAACGGAACTGACATTACGCAAGCGGTATCTTACGGCGTATATTTAGAAAACGCCGACGAAGTTAGTATTGGATCGCTTTATGTTGAAGCCAATGGCGCGGCGCTGACTTCCGGCAACGGTTATGGTATGCGCTTGGCCGGTGACCATGTGCGCGGGCTTACCATTGGCACAATTATTGCTCTCGACCACAAATATCCATTTTACGCTGATGGGTTTAAGAAAACTGGTTTTATCAATTTTATACGTTCCAACGTCATCAACGGCGGCGTGGCTGGCGTAACGCTAGATACATCTTTTGAGGCAACCGATGGGCGTATAGATTTTGGCACCGTATATGGAGCGCCTATTAGCCGACTTTTTGATGCAAACGGAAATTATGGCTCTGGGCGAACAATTATTTCGCCGCCAAATTACCTCACAGCCGCCGCCGCAACGTCTAGCGGCTTAGACTTTTCTTTCATTGACCGTATTACCGTTAATACTGCGGCAGGCGCGGCCACACCAGCAACCATTTCAGGGATACAGCCGGGATCGCAAATATCAATTTTTGCACTTGGGGCCAACACTGTCACGGTTCCGGCAGCGGCAATGCTGTTTGGCGTTGCCAATGTCATACCCGCGAACACTTTGCGCAAGTTTGAAGCGTCAGGGTTTCCAACACCAGGCAAGTTAATTCCTTTTGGGTAAGCAGAAAAGCACAACTTTGGCGAATCAAAAAGGTTCTATATATGGCTGACCAGAAAATTTCTGAACTTACCAACGCGGCAACGCCGCTTGCGGGTACTGAAGTTTTGCCCATTGTCCAGAGCGCAGCGACCGTAAAAGTAACTGTAGCAGCGCTTACATCTGGGCGCGCGGTAAGCGCGGCTAGTTTGGCTTTAACGACTGCATTGCCTGTTACGAGCGGCGGCACAGGAGCCACGACAGCTACTGGAACTGGTTCCGTGGTGCTGGCTACGTCGCCGTCGCTTACCACACCGACCCTTGGGGTTGCCAGCGCGACTCTCATCGCCGCCGGTCTAGGTGCGGTTAGCACTCCTGCGTACACATTCACGGGCGACCTTAACACTGGAATGTGGTCGCCTGCTGCGGACACGATTGCCTTCAGCGAAGGCGGCGCAGAGGTCATGCGTATTGACAGTTCAAGCAATGTTGGGATTGGAACAACGTCGCCCGGCGTAAAACTGCATGTATCCGCCAATGGCCCCTGCATTAAAACCGATGGGACTAATTCTAGTGCTATTATAGCCGATGTGCAGATTACCAGATCGTCTTCTGGCACTGCCGTACAAAGCGGCCCAAACATTACGTTTACGGACGGCACGGCTAACAACAATATAGCCATTCAAAACAGCCAAGGAAATCTTGCTTTCTGGAATTTTGGAAGTGCTACGTGGTTAGAGCGTATGCGTATCGCTAGTACCGGCAACGTTGGGATCGGCACAAACGCGCCTAGTGTAAAGCTACACGTTTCAAATAATGGCGCTGCCATTAAGACCGATGGAACTGACTCTACCAATATTTCACCCGATGTGCAGATCGCCAGATCGTCATCTGGCACCGCTATTCAAAGCGGCCCAAACATTACGTTTGCCGATGGTACCGATAACAACACCGTAGCTATTCAAAACAGCCAAGGAAACTTAGGTTTCTGGAATTATGGGAGTGCAACATGGCTGGAGCGCGTGCGTATAGGCGCGCTCGGCAGCGTTGGAATTGGAACAAGCACTTTAACTGCAAAGTTAAATGTATCGACTGATGGGTCTGCAATTAAGACAGATGGGGCTAGTTCTGCTAATATCGTGGCAGATGTGCAGATCGCCAGATCGTCTTCTGGCACCGCTATTCAAAGCGGCCCAAACATTACGTTTGCCGATGGTACCGATAACAACACCGTAGCTATTCAAAACAGCCAAGGAAACTTAGGTTTCTGGAACTTTGGAAGCGCAACTTGGTTAGAGCGTATGCGTATCGACGCGCTTGGAAACGTATCTGCCGGAGTTGCATCTCTCGCCACTACAGCTACCAATGGCTTTCTATATATTTCAGCTTGCGCAGGTATTCCTACAGGAACGCCGACATCTAAAACTGGTTTTGCTCCAATGGTCGTCGATAGCACCAACAACAAGTTGTATGTTTACATCGGCGGCGCTTGGCGCGTGATGAACTGATATTGTTGCCAAGCTGCAACGTATGCTGTAGTTTGGCCGATAACCGTACTGGTGAGGCTCACCAGGAACTCTTAGGAGTTACACATGGACGAAAATGTTCCTGACGTAGCGGATGCCTCCGCGCCAGAACTGGAAGCCACGGCAGCACTCCAGCCTGTAGAAAACACGACGCCGGAAACGCCTGCCGAGCAGGAAGCATCCAAGACTTTCTCGCAAGAGGAACTTGATGCAATTGTCGGTAAGCGACTTGCAAGAGAACAGCGCAAGTGGGAACGCGAGCAAGCCCAAAAGCTGGAAACGGTTCAAGCGCAGAAACCAGCGGCAACGCCTTCTGATCTTAGCCCAGACCAGTTCAACACCTACGAAGATTATGCTGACGCTTTGGCGGAGTATAAAGCGGAGGAGTTGCTGGCAAAACGGGAAACCGCCAGGCAGCATCAGGACTTGCTCTCGCAATACCACGACCGTGAGGAATCAGCGCGGGATCGGTACGACGACTTTGAACAGGTCGCCTACAACCCCAAGCTATCCATTACGGAAGCAATGGCGCAAAGCATCCAAGCCTCGGACAACGGCCCAGACGTACTCTACTATCTCGGCTCGAACCCCAAGGAAGCGGATCGCATTGCCCGACTGCCGCCTATCTTGCAGGCAAAAGAGATCGGAAAACTTGAAGCCGGTATGGCCTCAAGCCCGCCGGTTAGAAAGACTTCAACCGCCCCGGCACCGATTGCACCTGTCACTGCCCGCGCTGCTAACGCGCCCACATACGATACAACCGACCCTCGTTCGACAAAGTCAATGAGTACATCGGAATGGATCGAAGCGGAACGGCGGCGGCAGATCAAGAAGTACGAGGCACAACGCAACCGCTAACTTAGGAATACATCTATGTCTAACTCGATCCTTACTATCGACATGATTACGCGGAAGGCTCTGGAAATCCTGGAGAACAACCTCGTGCTTACCCGCAACGTCAACCGCCAGTACGACGACAGCTTTGCTGTTGAAGGCGCGAAGATCGGCTCCACCCTCCGCATCCGTCTGCCGGATCGCGCCCTCGTCACGGACGGCGCTGCCCTTCAGGTGCAGGATGACAACGAGCAGTTCACCACGCTGACGGTTGCCAACCAGAAGCACATCGGCGTGAACTTCACGACCGCTGAACTCACGATGCAGCTTGATCC